ATGTTGGGAGCAAGATAATGCAGATGTACGTTAAGTGGGACCACGAAAACGAAGAAATCCTCTTTGGCCCACAAGGCTTGAAGGGCGAAGGTGACAATTGGTACCCGTACTCCGATAGTGGCGACATTACAAACCCTAGAACCCAGTCTCGTCGTTTTATTTACGTACCGGAAATAGAGACAGTAATAGGTGTGGCCGAAGGGGCTCCGGAACTAACGTGGTTTCAAGCCCGACAATCTGGCTATGGCGGGATAGAAGAGCAGCTCGACATGCTTTGGCACGATATTGAAGCAGGGACACTGGATAAGACCGGAAGCTTCTATTTGTTTATTAAACAAGTAAAAGACTCTTTCCCTAAAATTTAAGATTTCTTAACGTATAATTAACATTTAGTAGGCAGGGTGTACTTTCGTGATTTAAAAGTAATATAATTAGCTGGTCTAATAACATCAGGATGATAATGCATGGACGCTGTAAATAGCCCATCCCATTACAAGACCGGTGACATCGAGTGTATAGACGCAATTAAAGCGTCTATGTCTTCTGAACAGTTCATCGGTTATCTCAAAGGCAATATAGAAAAGTACGTTTGGCGTATGTCTTACAAGGGCAAGCCAGTCGAAGATCTACGCAAGGCACGCTGGTACTTAGACCGATTAATAGAGGAGTCGGCGTGTGACTGAATGGATGCTAGAAAAATACGGCCCTTTTATGGACGTGGCCGAGTTAGCAGGCGTGCTAAAGATACAAAAAACAACGCTTTACAACCAATTGTATGCCGACAAAGTGGACCTTCCGTACGTTAAAAGGGGCAAGAAGTATTTGTTCCCTACGACTGAAGTCGTGGCTCAGATGCAGGCTGCTTTGCGAACGCAGTCGACAAGGACTTAGGGCTTAGTTGCGTATAGCGTTTTAGACTGGTCCACGTTTTGTGCCCGCTAATAGCCGCGACCTCTGGAATAGTCATGCCTTTTTCGAACATTCGGCTGATAGCCTCATGTCTGAGGTCATGAAATCGCAGGTTGTCGATCTTAGCTTTTTTCGTCAGTTTGGCAAACTTGTCGCTAATACTAGCGGCGAGGAGAACGTCCTCGAACACCCTACCATCTTGCTTACTGCGCTGCTTTTCACGTAGGAGCGCCTCTCTTGATGCCGGTAAAAGCGGTATTAGCTGATCGTTTCCGAGCTTTTGTTTTGGGTCTTTGCGATTGCGAATGAGCAACGTACCGCGATCAAAGTCCACGTCTGACCATTCAATAGCGTGTATTTCTGACTGGCGTAGCCCTGTTTCTACGGCTATCCGTATTATGGGCGCTATCCAACTATTTTTAGCTAGGGTGATTAGGGTTTGTAACTCGTGGTCCGTGGGTCTTCTGTTACGTTTTCTACTGCCTTGGATCATATCTAGTTGCGACATAACGCCCATGGCTGCTCGGACTGGGTTGTCTTTAAGTGGTGCGTTCCACAGGGTCCGTGCTACATCGATGGCTTGTGCGAAGTAGGTGAGTTCTTGGTTAAGGGTGGAGGGAGCAACTTCGCTGGCACGCTGTTTTGAATAGGAAAGAACGAACTCAGGAGTCAGGTCAGAAAGACGCACGTGTCCGACTCTTCGTCCTGTGCTTCTTACAGTTGCGAGTTTGCTTTTGCCGAATGGCTTTACTCCATGAATTTCGACGATGTACCGGCGAAATAATGAATCAAGATTCGTGATACGTGCTTCACGGTCCGAGGTCCACGATCCATTGGCCATGGCTGCTTCTGTTTGAAGCGCCCATTGTTTGGCTGCGGTACGTGTGTCGAAGGTGCGGTTTTCAGGCTTGAAGTTTGCTTTGCGAACGCGGACGTAGAACTTACCGTCTCTATTTATTATGGTGGCCAACTGTCCCTCTTGTGTCCCAAAAGAAACAGCATACCCCCGGAAAGCCTTGTATTGCAAGGGTTTGCGAGATATGGCGGAGAGAGAGGGATTTTCTCCGTACCAAGGCACGATGTTAATAAAATCAACACGTTAGTTCACTTTAGTAGAGGGCTAACTACACGTTATTTCACTTTGTTTAGCTTTGAACTGTCCCAATGGGACAGCTATTTTTTGGTGGGGGTAAGCGTGATTGACCCGTCGTCATGGACAGTTGCTTTCCATTTGCGAGCAAGATCTATCGTTACTTTTGATTGTTTGCCAGTGGGCAGGGACAGGTACTGCGGGTAGTCGTCAAAGCTTGCGCTAGGGTCAATTTGTCGAGGGTCTACCCCTAGAAAGTTTGCGAGCTTGATGACAGCTGGAGCGTTAAGCTCGGTGATGTTGTTTAGGTATTGGGCAAGTGCACCTTGCGTCCAACCTAGTTTTTTGGCTGCTTCGGTTTGAGTGATACCTATTTCGGACTTTTTTAAGTCCCAAATTTTCCTCAGGTTATTAGCAGCCACGAAAGAACCCTTCTTCGTAGTCATGGCTTTTTTCCAAACAGAACGATGATATCCACTGTGCAACAGCTTGTGTAGACATAGCGTGCTGTCTAAAAAGTCCTGTCGGAATTGGGTGGTCCCAATTCTTATCAATTATTATGGTTCCTAATACCGATCCTATAACTAGAGCTACTTGTTTGTCCATACCCAACATCCTGTCTAACCAAAGCTTTTGTTGTTCAGACAGACTTGTTTTGACAAGCGTTGTGTCTCGCTTAGGTAGCTTTACGTATTTATATTCGATGAATAAACAGCGGGCAGGGCCAGCGTAAAATGCATCTGGCACACCGCCCGCATACTTGTCGTTGATCTTCCAGACAAAAACGTCAGGAGATAACTGACGATGCACGGACCTTACGAATCCGTGCTCGTTCATTCATTACCCAGAGAACTGGTCGAATAGCCCTTCGGCAACTGAGTAGTCCTCGTCAGTTACCCAGCCAACCCACTCGACGTCGAGGTTCATGAACTGCTGACCAGTACGTGACTCAACGGGTTGTGACTTGAGACGCCACAAGCTGCTGAACCGATCGCCGCCTTTGCTGGCAATCTGCGTGTTCCAGCTGCGTGAAACACGTAGCTTTGAACTGGTAAAGTCCATGATAATTGGATGGGACAGCTCGCCTGACTCGGGATTCTTGAGCAACAAAACGTGCGAGTGAGTGTCTTTGATCTCGTACTCGCTTGGTTTTTCCTGAGCGGCTACTGCTGCTTCAGCATCTGCTTGGTTAGTGAAGTTGCCGAGCAAGCCACCGCCTGCTTCCATGCTACGCCATACAACGTACTCTACTTTGAACTTGAGAGAGACGGCGTACAGCTCTTCGCCGTAGACTTCGCTACTGATGCTGTTGATGAAATGGCCAACGTCTGCGCCAGCGATGTGCTTAGCGTTGTATTTGTCGACCTCGGGAGACATTTTTTGCAGCAATTTAATGCGCGGTATTGCGACTGCACTACCGACATCTTCGTTACCACGACCAGCGCCTTGTGCTGCGCGCACGTGTGCTGGGACGTCGTTAGATACGAGGGAGATTGCTGCTGATTCTTTTACTGCTACTGCTGATTTAGGCATAACTTGATCCTTAGAGTTTGCGCATATTTAGTTTGCGAACGGTTCGTGGCTGCAGGCCGGGGACATTCTCGCCAAGCTTGAGTATCTCCTTGTATGCAGTACTACTTGGTCTGCGTTGTAAAAGACTGAAGTCTTGGGTGTCAATGATGTGGGCATAGAGTTCATCCCAGTCAGTGACATCGGGGACCGTGTCTTCGTTGATGGATACGGAGGCTTTGTCATTAGCTGTACGTGACAATCCTTGTGCATCCAACTCTTTGAGCAAGATAGTTTCGTTACCACGAAGCTGTTCTTGCAGGTCTTTGGTTTGCGCATTTAGTTCATCGATTTGATTTTTGATGTTTACGCGTTGTTCGATTAGTTCATTAATATTCATGCTGATTCTCTTAACGATGTGGTTTGGTTGAGTATGCCGAGCAGTTCATCCATTCGGCCTAGTTTGGTTTCTAGTTTGTCGTACACTTCAGGTTCCCACGTATCCTGAGCAGCAATCCGTATGACCTCTGTGCGTTGGGTTTGACCAGCGCGATAGATACGTCGGTTGAATTGCTGGTAGTGCTCAGCGTTGTAGGTGGGAGACGCCCAGATCACCGTGGTTGCTTTGGTCATGGTGAGACCATGTCCTGCAGACTGCGGATGGGCGAACACAACTTGAAGCTGCCCCGCCTGCATGCGGTCAACGATGTCTTTGCGTTTGTTTGCGGCTGTGGAGCCATCGATTACGCCGTATTTAATCGACAGCTTTTCAGCGAGTTTGACCAAATGGTCGCGCTCGTGTTGCCAGTTGAATGCAACCAGTGAGTGCTTACGCTCTTGCACTAGCTGCATTACAAGGTCGTAACGCTCGGCGTGTATGCCCTGAGCCTTACCGTTTTCGTCATAGACTGCGCCAGTGCACAGCTGTAGAAGCTTTTTCACTTTGGCACCGGCATGAACTGCGTTGATTGTGCCTTGTGGTGTGTACAAGACGCTGTCTTCAGCAAGAATCCTGTACGCATCCATTGTTTGTTTGTTGAGGTCGACGCGGCGTGTTGACACAACTTGCTCCGGCATGTCGATACATTCTTCGAGTGAGAAGCGAATGTTGATGTCGAAGAGGGCAGAAGCAACTATCTCCTGTGCGTCGGATCTATCTACCCACACGTTGGCAAAGCCGTTGAATTGAGGCTGGCACACCGCGCTACGGAAGCTGTAGAACCGTTTGCCGAGACGCTCACCGTCGTCAATTAAATAGGTTGGATGCCACACATCGAGGATAGTGTTGCTGTTAGGCGTACCCGACATGGCAATGCGGTATTTAAAATTGTCCATGATCTTTGCTGCATTTTTGGAGCGCTGACTGTTTGCGTTTTTGAATGCAGTGAATTCGTCGATACAGATAGTGCTGAATGGTTCAAGATAGCCGGGGTTTTGCGCAAGCCATTTAACTGCGTCGTGGTTGGTGATGACGATGTCTGTCTCTTCATCAAACGCTTTCATACGGTTTTTGGCGTACGCAACGGAGTACGACAGTTGCGGTGCGAACTTACGTATGTCGTCACCCCACGATGCTTCTAATATAGAAAGCGGAGCGAGTACAAGCATACGACCGTCACCGAAGCCACGCTTAACAAACGCATCAATTACGCTGCGTGTTTTGCCTGTACCGGGGTCGGAGGTAATGAGTACACCGGGCTTGCTAAGGATGAAGTCGGTGGTTGTAGTTTGATGTTTGAACGGTTTCATAATCCTAATGGCACCTTTCTGTTTAAGAATATTAGCACAGCTAATATTAATGTTGCAAAAAATTGATAGCTTTGTTGCTAGTCCAACACATAGCGCAATCACCGCAGCTAAGTTTGATGCCTCTTTGCTCAGGGCAGATGAGGCCAGTGTGTCGCTCACTTTCTGAAGCAATGACGTTGGCTTGCAGACTCATTGGCGCTGTGAACTTTGAGTCAGAGAATCTGACATAGCAGTTGTCCATCGTGTTCATGCGGGTGATTGCTTGGCCAATCTCGGACTGTGGATCGTGGTGCGTGTACCCCCATACATAGAGCATGTCCCACGCAACGACGTAGTCATTCCAGAAGTTTACATAGTCTACGCTGAAGAAGTCGCCTAGCACGTGCAACCTGATTGCTAGTGGTTGGCCGTGCCATATGTATTTGGTAATTAGGTCGCTAAGGTTTTCTTCTAGGTAGGTAAGAAACATAGGGTGTGTATTATCGTAACGTGCTGCAAACGGCATGTTGTTACCGTAACACGTGTCCCATTGGTCACAGTCAGAAGGGCAGGTGTTACGTTCTTCGAGCGTGAGGCTGTAGATGGCTGCGTTTTTCCATGCGCCTGTAGTAATTTTACTACCTAGTTTCTTGTTGTTTCCGCCGGGTTTTAGCATTGTTACGGACGGTTCCTTCACGCTTTTTAGATACCGTGTTCGTGTGCGGCGCTCTTTCGCGGGCGACAATGTCCTCATAAATCTCCCTCCTGATGTGTGTTTTGTTTTCGGTTGGCACTTTGGTAACAAGACGGATGTCCGCAACCTTGAGTTTGTATGTCATCCAATACAGGGCTTCCGGTGGGTCGGTCACAATCACAAACTCGATTAGAGTCCCGTCTTCCCGTCTGTGCCACATTTGCATTGTTTGTCTCCTTAAGTCGCTTAAGCCAAAGAATAAGTTCGACTACGGTAAGCAGTCGAAAGAAAAAACTCATGGAACCTCCCCCTGTGATTTGATTTGTTCGCTAAGCCGTTTGATCTGCACAGGCAGATCTTCAAGCTGGAACTCGTCGAACGGTTTGCCGTTAGCGTCAGCCTCCATTGCTAACATGTCGAAGACGACATCCTCAGTAATGCCGCCAAGTAGAAGGCTCGTGGCCCGTTGTTCTTGTTCGTGGTTCATAAGCACTCCAGATATAAAAAAGCCCCGGTAGACCACTCACCTACCGGGGCAAACACTAAGCTAGAGGAGTCCAACTTAGAGGGATTAACTGACACCCCACTGACATTCAGGGGGCTCATCGCCTTCAGCGTTTTTAAACGAACACCAGCGACACGCCTGCTTACTAGGCGTAGGTGCAAAGTCTTCACACGTTGTCATAGCGATGGCGCGTTTGTGGAAACCGGGAGCAAACTGCATAGCGTCAGCTCGTGTGTACGTTTTGGTTGTCATTTCGCCTTTGTCTAGATACCACAGCTCGGTTTGTACGAAGTCGAGGTGTGGGTAGCGAAAGAACGTACCGATCGCGTACAGCAAGCATTGCTGCGAGTGCGTGATTTCGTTGCCAAACTTTTTACCTGTCTTGTAGTCGATGACTCGTGCACTACTTTCGTCTTCGTGTACAAGGGCGTCGAGTTTGATGCGCGCCCATGTTTTAGGTTCCATCCATCCGACAGGTGCCCACTCTGTGTTGAAGCCCCATTCACCCTCGAGTTCGACTTTGGCTTCCGCGTACAAACTACGCAGCTCTTCGAAGTCGTCTCGGAACTTAGCTAGGCTTTGCGGGAAGTCACCTAAGGTGCCGTTTACGTAGTCTTCGGCTTCTTGGTGTATTTGTGTGCCACGGTCAGCTGCTGGGCTGGAGGGCTCTTGTACCCGTCGTACACGTGAGATATACGTACGGTAGGGGCATTCTTCAAAAACTTTTAGGGCAGAGTAGGACCACGCTTTAACTGGTCCGAGTTGTTCAGGTACTTCGAAAGCCTTTTTAATATCAGGCCGTTGGGTCTGGGTAAGATTCATAGTACGAATATTCCTGCTTCGTTGTTATTAGTATAGCTAATAGTTTTAAGCCCGCAACAGCTTTTTATCTTCTTCTTGGAAGTGCGTGTCTATGGTTTCTTGTAGTTCTTTGTCACCGATGTTCCATTTTGTTTCGATGCCTCGCACAACAGATTTGTTTGGGTCTGCTTTGTTAGCAAATGGGCGTTTACGCGTAGGTTCTAACCCGTGGCGTTGCAGTCGTTTGATGAACTCACGCTGACTGAGACGTGGGTTTTGCTCAGTCTGAATATGAAACACGGTTCGCAAGTGCTCTGTAGGTAGTACGACGTATGGGTCATTTGCTTCTGCTACCCAGTTTTTGACAAATCGTTGTGCCGTCATGATTTCGTTAGCAAAGGCGACAGTGCCCGTGTTGATATCGAGGATAGCCGTAAAGTAAAGAAGGTCACCTTCGTAGATAGCTTTGCAGAACTCTTCGAACACTGTCATGCCAACATTGCGCATTTGTTCTTTAGCGCGGTTATCAATGGGCACGTGGATAAATCGTTCTTCGTATTTGAAGGTGCTTAATACACCAGCGAAGATTCGTAATTCGTGGTCCATGTTGTACAACTTATCTGGCAGGTCTGGGTGCGCGTCAAGAAGCTTAGTGTCTTGCCGGGGGGCAATGTTGTAACGTCGGTCGCCTGTGTCGATTTTTACTGCGTCTAGTCTGTTAGTGAAAAACAAGAAGTTGCAGTAGCTTTCGACTTGTACGCTGTTACTGCGCATTGCCCGAATTGACACATTTTTTTCTGCGATCCAGTTTTTGAGCTTGTCAGCGATTTTGCTGGTGCCGGTCTTGGCTGATCCCATGTGGAATTCGTCGACTACTAAGAACAGCGCGTTACGCATAAATAGGTTGAACTGCTCTTCGATAGACTCAAGTGCACGCATCGGGGCTTGTTGCTCTGTAAACAGTGGTTTGATTACGGTGTTATAAAACAAACCTTTCCCGGTACCTTGCGTGCCGCTTAGCACCCAGCTGGTCTTGGTTTTTTGTCGAGTCTGGTAGATGTAAGCCATCCAGTTTATGAAGCGCTCGAACTCTTC